CTCGGTACTCTGGCCCCGAAGATCCTCGGGTATCTCCAGAACGGCTATGGGTCGGACACCATCACGATTCTCCTCCAGCAGACGCCTGAGTACAAGCAGCGGTTTGCAGGCAATGAGCAGCGCACCAAGAACGGGCTTCAGGTTCTGACGCCTGCTGAGTATCTGTCCACTGAGGCCTCGTATAAGCAGTTGCTCCGGCAGAGCGGTCTGTCTGACCACTTCGACAGCCCTCAGAACTTCTCTGAGTGGATCGGCAAGGATGTCTCCCCTACGGAGCTGCAAGATCGGGTGAACATGGCTGTTCAGGCCACCACGACGGCACCACCCCAGGTAACCCAGTACTTCAACCAACTCGGTATTGGCGCCGGGGATCTGGCAGCCTACTTCCTGAACGACCAAGCCCCTACGCCAGCGCTTCAGCTCAAGTTGAACCAGGCACAGATCGGTGGAGCAGCACTCCAGCAGAACCTCCAGCTCAGTGCTGCTGACTCGCTCCGCTATGCACAGCAGGGTGTCACCTACCAGCAGGCACAGAGTGCCTATCAGCGCATCGCTGACATCCTCCCGACCGCCGAGAAGCTGTCGAGCATATACAAGACTCAGACGCCGGTCAATCAGCAGACTCTTGAGAAGCAGTACCTCGGACAGTCCGGAGCAGCCCAGTACGCCGCTGAGCAGCTTGGGCGACAGGAGACCGCAGCCTTCTCGGGTGAGTCCGGCGTTCAGAAATCCTCCTTCCAGCAGCAGACAAGTGCGGCACCGGGATTTTAAATGGCCTATGACAAAGATTACATGCAACAGTATTACCGGGACAATAAGGAACAGTTCAAGGCTCGTAATAAGGAAGCTCGTGCAAGAAAGCAAGCTTTCATCAAAGAGTACAAGAACCGCCCCTGCGCTGATTGCGGGATCAGTTACCCGCACTATGTCATGGACCTAGACCACCGGCCAGGAACAGAGAAGCTATATCAGCCCTCCAACATGCCTGTTCAGTGCTCATGGAAGCAGATGGCTGCTGAGCTTGCTAAGTGTGATATTGTTTGTTCAAACTGTCATCGGGAGCGTACCTTCTCCCGGGAGCAGTACCTAGGATTCTAGTTTGATTAGATCTATTGATACACCTTCGGGTGTATCAACTTGGGCCTTTAGTGATAACGGAAGCACATCCGGCTTGCACCCGGAGGGTCGGGGTTCGATTCCCCGTTGGTCCACCCCGGCACGCCCACCTCAGCAGCGTGATCGTGTATTACAGTCTGGGACTACATATATCAAAGTATCCGTCAGGCAACCCCGGCTTGGCGCGGCTTCAAATGGGAGTAGCAAGGAATGAATGACTGGACAGACTCGAACGAGTCCGAGGGCATGAAGAACATGCGCAAGCAGATCAAGGAGCAGGCTAAGATGATCAAGCAGTATCAGGATCAGATGGCCCAGTTCCAGGAGCAGAACCGAAGTGTTGTGCTGTCAAATGCCTTGACCAGTCGTGGCCTGGATCCGCGAGTGGCGAAGTTCTACCCGGCAGATCTAGGAACGGACGAAGAGTCCGTGGACAAGTGGTACAGCGAGAACAAGGAGATCTTCGGGCGTGCGCAGCCCGTCAACGACACTCCGAGTGATCGTGGAACCACGCTTTCTGATGCGGAGATGCGAGGCTATCAGACCATGCAAGACATGGAAGCCTACGATTCCCGCGTCGTTCAGGACTTTAAGTCCCAAATGGACCAGATCAAGATGGATGGCCCCCAGGATCAGGCACGGGCAGAAGCTGAGCTTCTGGCCCTGCTTCAGAAAAATGGGGTCAACCTCGCCTCTATGTAAAAGGACTAAGCCAACATGGCTAACGCGTTTACCTCCACCAGTGCGGTGGCTGCGCTTGTCCAGACTGCATATGACCGACTGGTTGAATTCCAGCTACGTGCTCAGCCGCTCCACCGTGAGATTGCTGACAAGCGTCCTGCCCAGCAGGACAAGCCGGGTTCTTCTGTCGTCTTCAGTCTGTACAATGACCTGTCGCAGGCAACCAGCACCCTGACTGAGACCGTGGATCCCGATGCTGTTGCTATCGGTAACCCGACCACCGTGTCCGTCACCCTCGCAGAGTACGGTAACGCCGTGCTCCGCACCCGCCTGCTGAATCTGTTCAGCTTCTCCGACATCGACCCAGCTATCGCCAACATCGTTGCGTTCAACATGGTTGACTCCATCGACGCTGTGGTGCTGAACGTTCTGGTCGGCGGTACGAACATCATTCGTGAGCAGGGCGGATCCCTGATCCTCTCTGGCGGTGCCAACAGCTCCATCACGGCAACTGACATCATGCAGTCCCGTGACGTCCGCGCCGCTGTGACCAAGCTCCGTACCGGCAAGGCGCTTCCCCGGAAGGGCTCTCTGTACTGGGCGGCAATCCACCCCGAGGTCTCCTACGACCTGCGTTCCGAGACCGGCACCATTGCTGGCTGGCGTGCCCCGCACGTCTACTCGGCTCCTGGCTCTGTCTGGGCCGGTGAGATCGGTGAGTACGAGGGTGCTTACTTTGTTGAGACCCCGCGTGCTTTCACGGACCTGTCCGGGCAGAGCGGCACCACCCGCGTCTTCTACACCCTGTTCGCAGGACAGCAGGCACTGGCGGAGGCCACCTCGGAAGAGTTCCACGTGGTGATCGGCCCCGTGGTTGACAAGCTGATGAGGGCTCGCCCGATCGGCTGGTACGGCGTGGCCGGTTGGAGCATCTACCGTCAGGCAGCACTCTACCAGGTTCGTACAACCTCGTCTATCCACAGCGGTGCGTAAGGAAGATTGTGGCTACCATTTTTACCCTTAGCAATGTCTACTTCACCACGAAAACTGACACTAATGGTACTTGGCACGCAGAGGGTGCAACCCCTGCGAACACGTCCTACGATGACGGAAATATTGTTCTGAATGTTACGCAGCATGTGACTTCGGGAGATTGCCCGATCTCTGTGGACAACGTTCCGTACACGATCACCATCACGCAGCCCTAGGAACCAAATGCCAAGCATCAGATTCTCCTCAACGGCAACCGCAACAGCGGCAACCTCTATTACTGTACCACTCGGCGGGACGCCTAGTGTCGGGGATCTGGTGCTGGTATTCCTGCTTGTAGACTCGGAGATCATCACACACCAGCCGGGGTACACCAGTGAATTCACTGCAACGCCCAACCCCTGGTTCAAGCTTGAAGGCCTTCGAGCCCCCGACTCCTCCACCCTCACCGGTTGGTATCACACCTGGAATGCCCGCGACAGCGGAAGCTCCGCCACCTTCACCTTTGTTCCCGCACCAACCCTCGGGGTTGGTGACAAGGACATCCCCAGCACAAATGCTGTGGCTATTGCTGCTGTCCTCAACGGAGCCTCCTCCACTGCGATTCTGGAGCACAACGCTTTCGGATCCGCACAGGACTCCGTGACCACCATCCCGGCTTCACCACTGAAGCTTGCTTCACAACTGGCGTTCCACGCCGTGGGCACAAACGGCTCCACAGCCTCTCTGAGCGACTCGGACAGCCTTGCCTCACCCGTACAGTCCGTCACCCTTGCGAGCCCGGCAGGGCTCACGCTGGCCCTCTTTCAGAGGGCTTCCGCTCTGGCGGCATACCAGCCGTCATTCGTCTTGGCGGATGGTCCCCGAAGCCTGATGGTCCAGGCTGTGTCAGTCTCGGACAACCAGCCCCAACTCTACAATCCCCCCTTCCTCGAAGAGGGGCCTATGGGACAGAACGCCCTCATGTATCGCTATCGCATCAACCGGTACTTCACGGTGCTCAACAACGGTGGTACCTTCACCGCACAGCGGTATCAGTCCACAGACCAGATAGCGGCTGCCACGCAGGTGTTCGTAAACAACCAGCCGATCAGCCCGACTGACCGCACCAACATCCTCAACTCGGGTGTTGGTGGAGAATTTCAAGCAACCTCGTAGGAGGATGACATGGCTGCTAAGCCGAATCCTAAGGCACCCCTCGGCCAGGGCGGTCGTTTTGCTGCTGTGGCCAAGGCTGCCGGTGGTGGGAAGAAGGGCGCGGCAATCGCTGCTGCGGTTGGCAGGAAGAAGTATGGTGCCAAGAAGATGGGCCAGCTCTCCGCCAAGGGCCGCGCCGACGCGGCGAAGGGTAAGTAATGGCTGCCAACAAGAAGAAGCCCGTTAAGTCTGCCAAGCAGATCACCCAGGTCCGGAAGGCTGTTCCGGCCGTTAAGAAGGTCGGTGCCCGGAAGGGCGGACCCAAGCCTTCTGTGCGCCCGCCGACCAAGGGTAAGAGGCCAGCCGTGGCCAGCAAGGATATGACCCGCATGGGTCCAGGACCAAGGCCCGGTAGCCAGTCGATCCCGTATCAGGGACCTGGCCCACAGGGATCAGGAGTTTACTAAAATGGCAGGTAAGGCAGGAACCGCACGCTTCGGTGTCAATCCGAGCATTCATCCGGCAGAGCACGCTGGACCAGACGGCATGGGCACCATCAAGACGCCCATCGACGGCCCGTGGGTTGAGACCCACTTCGCCTACAACCCCGCCCAGGCCTCCCGTCCCATGGGATCCACCCGTGGCGGCGACCCAGGCAAGGACTTCGATCAGACCTACCGTCAAGCGGACTACATGTCCAATCACGACGGCTATCTTGGTGGAGACCTCCACCTGATGAACCTTGACGAGCGCAAGGTCTTGAGCAACACCATCTACAGCATCGGCTGTGAATGGGCAGATCCTGGCTATAACGAGACCTCGGACAATGGCTGGGCACCCCGTCAAACCATGGGGGCGTTCGACTGATGGCTGGAGAGAACTGCTCAAGCTCTTGCACCACCAGAGACCACC